AGCACTACCGAAGCCAACATAACCCGTACCGTCAAACACTCGGATACCAGAGCCTGCTGCCGAACCAAGCACCGCAATCCAGGTGTAGTTGGTCGCCGAAACCACAGTGCTGAAAGTGCCGTTGCGACCGCCTGTCGACGCACCAGTCAGGTTGGTCATCGAAGCGAACAGCGCCGCGCCAGAAGCACCACTCATCGCGGCCTGATCGAGAGGCAGAGCGTAACCAAAACGCGGAGTGGTGTCAGAGACCGACACAGTGACGGCACCAGCACCAACGCGGTAAACCAGGACGCTTCGCTGATACGTCGGTGAAGTGGTCACGGGGTCAATAACAGCCGTGAACTCCATCGACAGCATGTTGTCCTGGTCAAGGCCTCCCGTCTGCACCTTTGCAGCGGTGTACTTAATGCGCGGGAACACGTAGATGTAGCCGTTGCCGTCCACGTCCAGCAACGGGATCGTCATCGAGCTGGCAGCACCGTTCAGGAGCTTGTTGTAGATCGTCGCGTCAGCAAAGTAGACCTCCAACTTGCCGGTCACGTTGATTCGGCCTGCACCGATACCTGCGGTGCCGAACACGCCGACTGCATCCTGCATACGCAGAGCGTTGTCAATTGAGATCGAGCCCGACTTGATGTAGGTCGAAGCGCTGATGGAGCCGCCGCCTTCGAAGATGTCGAAGACACCCTTGGTGGCGTTGGCTGGCGTAAAGGTCTGGGAAGCAGTCGCGCTACCCATGCTCGAAGACGCCAACAGGCTGAAACCCTTGCCCATGAAGTCGAACATGCCGGTGGTGATGCTGCCCACCGAGAGGTTGATCTCCATCTTCGACGGGACCATGCCGGTGTAGAGGCGGTACTGGCTGATGTCGTCGTGACCAACTTCGATGTTGAACGACCGCATCACGTTGCCGTTGACCAACTTGCTGGTCGAGATCTTGTAACCGATACCGATAGGTGCCGTCACGATCGACGGGTCAATCGGAGTCGAAGAGTCAAGGCGGATGACCGTCGTGGTAGCAGCGATCGTCGGGTGCGCCTTGAAGGCGACACGAGCAAGGTAAAGCTTGACCGCAGCAGGTGCGCCAGCAGGCGGGATGATGGTGAACCAATCACCCAAACCGATCGTGGCGTAGCTGTCGGCACCAGCCGAAGCAACAGACGCCGTCAACGTGGTCGAGTTGGTCGCTGTCAGCGTGCCGGTAGCTGCAGCGCTCACTCCGCTCGTGCCGTAGACCGTGTAGTTGTTCTGCAGAACGCCCTGGATGAAAGGGTCGTACTCAGCAAACTGAGCCTCGAAAGCGAAGCCGCCTTGCGAAGTCGCGCTCAACTGAACAACGTCAGGAACCTGACGGTCGGAGCGAAGCTGCTTTGAGGTCTCGTTCGTGACCGTGTAGTCGAACGTCTCTGACAGCATGTTGAGGTCGGTACCCGTACCGCCCATCACAACACCGAAGTTCGTTGGGTATATGCCCTCAAGCTTGTATGCGAGCTGCGAGCGATTGGCACTGGATAGGACAGGTGTAGGCATTTGGATTTCCCAATCTAAGGAAGTGTCAAACTATTGTAGCTGTATCGCACGAAGTGCGCTAGCCGTCAATAGGGGTCGGAGTAAAAATATAGCTTCATGTGGCGAGTATCAAACCCCGCCCTCGAATGATTACCGTCAGGCTGTGCTGCCTGGATATGACAGCTACCAACTGTTTGATAGGCAAGTTTGTTGCTAAACCAGTCTAACAGTGCTAGTGACGCCTTGCTACCTGTACCTGCCCTGGCGTAGCAGCAGATCCGAATAAACCCACTCAAGCGAGTTTTTGGCTTAGCACTGGCCCCGACTTGGTCAGCGTCCATAAAGTCGATCTCAAACTCAACGAAGTTTCTGGGCGGACTATTCCAGTCAAACGGCGAGTTGTCGTAGACGATCGGCGTATACGGGTGAGCAGCAACATAGTCAGCATTGAGGAAGCTGACCAGTGCGCTATATATCTGTTCTTCCATTGCCGCGACCAAGTGTGAGTTTCGTGAGGGTCTTACCCTTCTGCTCGCTTATCTGCGAAAAATTCGTAGCTATCGAGTCAAGGGTTCTGCGAACCGGTGCACCGGGTTGATTGCGGGCTCGCAGATTGATCTCGCCGTTCTCAACAGCAGCGGAATAAGGGCCTTCGCCGTGATCAACTCCGTTGCTGATGTAAACCGTGTCACCAAGCTTGAATGCCGTGTCCTTGTAGGAGTTCTCGGCATTAGCAATATCGATTGCAGCTCGGTGGCCCTTGTACTTAGCAGACAAACCGATATCCCTGCCGTCTTCGCGAGGCCCCTGTAGCTCTTCTTTGGTGACGTACTCAGACCTGTCAAGGTAGTAAGGCTTGCCAATGCTGTAGGTCCAGCTCGCCGCCATGCGCCCGTGAAACTGGGGTGTTCTCAAAAGAACAAGGTCCCAAACTTTGACGGTCAGTCCGCGAGCAACGTCGGTGAGCTTCGCCTCCAGCTCGTCGAGAGCCTTGTCGAGGTCCGTCCACTCGCCGACCTTAGACATGGCGTACTGCCCTGCAAAGCCAGATGTACTGCTCGCTCACAACAGATTCGATCTGCCACTGTCCGTCAGCAAGGTTCAACCTCATGCCCGGTCTCGCAGTCATCGTGGCCTTGGCGATCGCGAGCTGGATGTCTCCTGGCCCAAACTTCGGTGCAAGGTTGCTGCGGTACGCGAACAGCGACTGCCAACGCGTGCGGAAGACAGGGATGTTGCTACCAAAGGTGCCGCGAGCCTCGCTAACAGGGTCGTAGGTGTCGGTCACGCCATTGGCAATCTCAGCGCCAGTCGACTGCAATTGGTCGCACAGGGTGACGATGGTGCCCGCAGGCCCGTAGACCAGGGTGCGAACGATGTTGAGCTTGCCTTCGAGAGAGATGATCTGATCAGGCACGATCGGCTCAGCCGTCGAAAAGTGAATGTGGTTCTTGCTCGTCAGATCAGAGTCAAAACCTTGGTTGGTCTCGTTTTTCACCCAGACCCTGCCAGCGTAAGCCGAGAACCCCGGCATACCCATGACCACCTCAAGCAGTGATCGAACGGTGGCGAGTTCTTTGGCCTCGTGCAGCACGTAACCGGTGCGGATCGTGCTGCCCTTGAAATCGTCGGCGTAAGGGTGGCCGACGATGAAGCGCGTGCCTGCAGCGGCGATCACCCCGCGCAGCGGCGGCACGGTGCCGGGAGCAACCGATAGAACCCGGCGTTCGGCGGTCTCGCTGTCGCGCTTGTTGCCGTCGTACAGGTCAAGCTGTCCGTTGAACAGGAACTCGCCTGTGTAGGCATCGTTGCACACCGTCTTGTTGAACGAGTTGGCAACGTCAGACAGCCTCATTACGTCCCCGTCACAGGATCAGAGTTTGAGGCAACAGGAACGAAATAAGGCCTGAGCACGGTAGCCGTCAGCTCAGTCGACTGCGAATCGGCATAGGCCTTTTCAAGCTTTGTGCGGAACGTGTTGTACTGTTCCTTGATCATCTTGATCGTCTCTTTGTACGGATCAAGTGAGAACCGACCCATGCTGGCTTTGCCGTCCGTAATTTCCTTCGGACTAAACAACGGCAGCGACACAGTGAGCTGCCTCGCCACTGCGTAAGTCGCGAAGAGCCTTGTGAACTGGTCGAACTTCTTCTGTGCTGATGTCCAGGTGGACAAGCCGGTGTCCTGAATGACCATGTAGTCAGCGATAAGGTTGGAACCTACATCGTCAAGTTCCGAGGTCAAGCTGAGTTCATACAGCGGGAGCGAGAGCGTGGCGTCTGTTATTTCGTCCGGGGACACTCCCAGAGCGGCACGTATGTCGTCATAGCTGGTGAAATCAGTCAGGGCCATTGCTCATCCACCTGGGTCAGACAATCTTCAGCTTCCCGGCTTCAATCTGGATCTCGCACCACAAGTCCTTCACGTGCTCGTGATCTTTATCGGTCACGAACCGGGCTTGGGTGTAGGGGTGAATCAACAAGCCGTGCACAGCACGCATGTTGAAGACTTCAATCATCTTGGGCGATGCAGTCGAAACTGCAGATGCTTCTACTTTTGGCATTAAAGGCTCCTGAGGACAAAGGCCCTCTTACCGAGGGCCTTTGGTCTAGCTAGTTGCTCTCTTTACGAAAGCGTCATGCAACCGTAAGCGTCGGTGAACAGACGGTTCACGTGCTCACCGAAGTCGAAGCGCATGGCTTGCGAGCGACGCAGCACGTAAGCCTCGATGCCCTGGAAGTCGGCGCTCAGCGAGCGAACGCGACGGATGGCGGCGGTGCGGTCGATACCCATCAGAGTATTCGCAGGCCAGCTCGCATCCTGGGTCAGGAAGATCATCGGATTGACGGCCCAAGTCGGGTTCATCAAGCGGAACTGCGTGTCGATACGCGGCGAGTTCGGATCGTCACCTTGGATGTTCGGCTTGCCCGAGCGCGTCTCGATCTTCATCGCGGTATCGATGTCGGTCACGATGTGCGTCAGAGTGCGCTTCGTGCCGTTCTTCATCAGATACTTCATCCAAGCCTTCTGGGTGATGAAGTTGTTGCCAGATACAGCCAGCGCGTCGAAAGAAGACGATGCGTCAACAAGACCAAGTGTAGAGAGGCTGGAGTCGTTGTTGTCGGTGTCGCCGTTGTAGAGGGCAAGCATGTAACCCTGAGCGCGCTCATTGCGCTGCACAGCCGCTTGACGAGCAAGCGACAGAGCCACGATGTCAAGGGTGCTGGCACGCAGTGCTTGGTCCGAGATCTCCATGCCCAGCGAGAACGTCGGGATGCGGTAAGCCACGTCACTCGAAGTGATCGTGAGCATCGAAGCAGGCGCTGCCAACTGCGCGATGCCCTGGCTGCGAGCAGCTTCAGGCTTCGAGAAGTTCAGGATAGGCTGCTCGTAGCGGTCACCGTTGATCGACTCATCAACAGCGATCATCTGCTCGAACGCGTCAGCGGTCATCGTCAGGTTGGCAACCAGCTTGTCCTCGATCGCCTGCAGGAACACAGCAGGGAACAAGATGCGCGAGGCAGGTACGCCGTCCTTGACGGTGACGCCACCAGCCGTAGCTGCGTTCATGCGGCCATTCAGGACATCGTCCATCGTGCTGGCACGGATGCCCAGTTCACGGTTGGTCGACATGAAGATGCCTTCAGAGGCAAGCATCTGCTGGAACGTGGTGCCGTACTTCGCGTTGTTCGTCGGGTACTGGGTATTGACGAACTCTTGGAAGGTCAGGCCTTGACGAGCAGCCTGCTGGTACATCGAGACATTCAGCTCGACTTGCTGGACTTCACCAGCAGCATTGAGAAAGGCGGTCATTTTGTTTTGCTCCGATTAACCAACGAATTCGATGACGCCGGTGGTGCCGACAGCGCCAGTACCAGCAGAGCCGAGAGACACAACTCGCCACTTGAAGAGCAGCGTGTTGCCAGCGGCGGTAGCCTTGCAAACACGAGCCGGGATCGACAGAGCGGTACCGGCTGCAACAACGGTGCCTGCAACAACGTAGTCACCGATCGCGATCGTGCCGGTACCTGCCGTTGCCTGCAGACCGTCGAACGTCACTTGAAAGCGACCCTCGGTCATCACACCTCCGATCGAGATGCCGTCTTGCGGGGCGGTCTCGACAGAAGAGATGCGGCCTTCGATCTGGTCGCCAGCGGCGCACAGATTGAAGCGCGACTCAGCAACCAGCTTCACGAACTTGCCGACATCGGCGTCTTTCAGCCCGTTGGCGTTACCTGCAGCAGGAGTACCGCCCAGACGCGCAGTGATTACTCTTGCGATATCGACCAATTCGGTCATGACAAACTTTGGCATTTCGTGCTCCGATTACTTGTGTGTAGAAAAGCGGGTGGCGTTGATACGCGCCATGTGAAGGTGATCAGGTTCCTTCGCCTCACCCGACTTGTCTTCAGGTGCGTTGACAGCAGCGACGCCGCCAACCTTGAACGAATTGGTGAAGACCTCAGCAGTTGCTGCGTGCTCGGCAAGCAGTGCTTCAGGCTTCGACGCACTCAGGTCGATCGGCTTGAGGCCGAGAGCAACCTTCATGTGCGAGACAGACTTCGCGGCGATCTTCATCAGACCGTCGTGCGAAGCAGCGACACCGGCCAGGGTTTCCTTGACCGAAGCCAACTCAACCTTGGTTGCCACCAGCTCGTCGTTCGCCGCCTTCAACTGCGACTGCAGGAAAGCAACGATTGCGTCTGGCTTCTTTTCGGTTTCCGTCACTTCAGCGACAACAACAGGCGCTGCGGTTTCAACGGTAGCCACCGGAGTTTCAACAGTCGCCACAACCTCAGGAACAACGGTCGCAACGACACCGCCTGCGGCCATCGCGGCGATCGTTTGCTCGGTGAGAGCTGCTCTGGACATATTCGAACCTCGTTGGAAATTTGATGACACAGTACCAGATTGAGCTGCACTGTCAAGCACTTTCTTTTCGATCATGCTCAACATGCCGTCGAAACTCTGAATGCCGTCAACAAGTCCTGCGGTAACAGCGGCAGCGCCGAAAAACTCCCTGCCCTGCCCCATAGTCTGGTCAGCAAGGTTCACCGTGGTGCCTCGCATTTCGGCCACGTGTCCGATGAATATCCCGTATGCCGCGTTGAGCTGATCCTGCAGTTGGTTCTTCGCAACTTCGGTCAGAGGCTCGACGCTGTTCGCGAGCGCCTTGTACTCACCAGCCCGCATCACGGTGACGCCAACACCCGCTTCACGCAACTGCTTGCTGTACTCGACGTGGGTCGTAATAACACCGATCGAGCCCGAGATAGTGGTCTGGTCGACGAAAACCTTGCCTGGACCAACAGAGCTACCAAGCCAGTAAGCAGCCGAGGCCATGACGCCGCCCGCAAAGGCGTAAACAGGCTTGATCTGCTTGCCGATCGTGGAAATCAATTGCCCGGTATCGGCAACGCCAGACACCGCGCCGCCACCTGAATCGATGTCGAGCAAGATCGCCTTGACGCTTTCGTCCTGTGCCGCGTAAACCATTGCGCGGCGAATATCCGCATACGAAGTGACGCCGAAATAGCGGTTGTACGGACTGTCAGTGTTGACGAGTGGGCCAGTGATCGAAACCACGCCCACACTGCCTTGCAAACTGTAGTTGTACGGCTTGTCGTCCTCTTCGTCGTCGCCGCCGTCAAAAGGTCCCGCCATCAGCGTCTGATGCGCCTCCATTGCCAGCGCAAGGGAGTGATCAGTACCCGCCCACAGCACTTCAGGATAGGTGTGTTTCATGGTATGTCTTTTCCCGTGAATACGTCATTCTATCACTCGAAGTGACCGATGTTCGTATAAAACGTCTCGATCACTTGCGACGGCGTCGCGGTACCTGTGCTGATGCGGCACATCAGACCGATGACTCGACCGGGCTCAGTGATCAAGTCGCCTTCGCTGAAGTCAACAATGATTTGTCCTTCAGCAGCTTGTTGACCGATAGCAGCGCCAATCGGGAAAGTCTGAGTACCGATGTACTTTCTCAGCAAGTTACCAACCAGAGTCACACCAGCGGCGTTGACCACCAAGAAGTAATCAATCTGCGTCGGAGTAGTAGCTACGGCTGCACCGAGGTTCTTGGCTGCAAGCGTTACCCGCTTAGTACGGTATCGATAACCGGCTGGCACCGTGTAGCTGAACAAGGTGAAGTCATTGGTCGCGGCTCCAACTGGAGCTGCGAATCGAACGCCGCCGTCGAGTGTCGCTTGACCGGTGGCAGTGTTTGACAACGTCTGCGTCGGCACAACAGCAGCGTTGGTCAGGTTGCTGGTGGTGCTGTAGTTCAGTGGCCCAGACTCGCTGCCAAGCCCAAGCCCGGTCATGATTTGCGAAGTGGTCATGCCCAGGTTCAGGTCGAGCAGGCTAACAGCCCACTCGGACACGATGATCAGGGTACCCGTAGTCGGCGCAACTGCACTATTAAAGGTGCGGATGTACGGCTGCAAACGCGAAGCAAGGAACGCCTTTGATTGTCCCGTTGGCATCTGGATGACCTGTCGGCTGACCAGACGACCGGTGGTCGTGTCTTGGCAGGTAAAGACGAAGTTGTCGTCGTCTTTCAGGATGCCCCACTGATAATAGTTTGTGTTGACAAGCTGAGAGCTGATGTCAGTGCCGACCGCGACAACAGAGCCGTTGAACGCAAACACAGGCATAACACCAGCAATGTCAAACCTCCAGTACACACCGTTCAGGTTGGCCGAAGCTCCAAGAGTCGTGCTGACGGTGGCTAAGCCGTATTCAGCGTTTGCGTTTGCCACTGCCCACTGCGTTGCGCGAAAGCGAGCACGCATAAGCGCAGGACCCTTCATGTGCATGGCTAGCAGCACAGTCGTGTTCAATTGAGCGTTGGTGCTCAGAGTGTTGATATTCGAGGCATTCAAAGTAATGCCCTGAGCCGTCTGAGTCGCCGTCATCGTTCCCAATAACGTCGACAAGATGCGCGTGTTGACCGTCGTACCTTCAACGAACCAACTGAAGATCGGCTGAGTAGTTGCAGTCGCCAAGCCGCCCGATCGGTCAAGTCTCAGCGGAAGCAAGTTGTTGTCATTGACGCCTGCAACTGGCAAGCTGAACTGAGTCGCGTTCGCCGCTTGACCGGTAGATACAGCAAGGGGTCGACCGTTCCGGTCTTCGAGGTGAGTGGAAAGCATTCCCTCGCCAGCACCCGGAACATCAGAGGTGCCAACAGTTCGGAAGAAAGCAGCGATGCTGCCTGCGAGGTTGCTGAGTTTGATTGCCATGATCTTGCGTCCTAGTTGCTAAGCGACCAGCGGATACTCCACTGACCTGTGAGTCCGAATTTGTCAAGTGCGGTCATCCGTATGTCGAATGAGACGCCTGGAACAATGTTTTGAACAACAGTTTTGAACTCTTCAACCGCGTGTTCGTCTTGTGTGTGGTCAACAGTCCCTGCTGGATTAACCATGAGATTGATGAAAGAGTTCTCTGCAACGACACCCGTCAGTACCGTAGTGACAGCCTCTTCTTTCGGCACCAAGCCGAAATCAAGAATTGCAGTGCCGTAGATGACCGATGTACCGCTGCCCGCGCTCGGTGCCTTCCATGCCGTGCCGTCCCAATACAGCGGTGTACCCGTCGTGCTGCTCCAGACCCAAACCCCTGGAAAGCCAGGGTCTGGGCTCGTCGCGTTTGCCGCGATCGCAAGGGAAACCGGGGCTCTGAACCCTAGTTGCTTGGTCGTCATGCTCTATCAGCCAGTGACAACCACGCGGTACTGATTGGTGGTCGGCGGCACCACAAAGATCATGTTCACGTTCGAGATGCTGGTGCGAACGATGTCGCAATCCACTGTTGCGCCCGTGCTGACCTCGTAGATCTGAACTGAAACGTCAAGTGTTGCCAGACCGTGGCTCACACCGATCGTGGTCGAGGTGCCATCGCCAATGCTCACTGCGTATTTACGCGCAACAACACTGGTATCGACGTTGATGACCGAGCCCGAAATGTTGATTCCGGTGCCGTTGGTGAAAGTTGTGCCAGCACCCGTCTGCGCAAAAGCAAGTGGAGTTACGCCAAGGTTAATAGGCGTGTTCGTGGTCAGAGTGAACTGCTTGTCTCCGTTCGCAGTGCCTTCTTGCACCTGAACACTGGTGCTTGGAACCATCTTCGCAGAGGTGTCTGCATCAGTGGCCCGAGTCCATGCACCAGCATTTGCAACCCAAATGCCTCGATTCGCAGCGGTGGCGTTGTCTTTGTCAAGAATCCGGTCGCCACTGACCAGCGTCACGCCGTCAATGACGATCAAGCCCGACTGCGCAACACTGGCAGTCGTAGCAACCCGCACGGCATCTTTGAAAGACCGGCCCTGAAGAACTGTCTGAAGTTGAGCAACAGTTGCAGCGTCCTGCGCATTGGTGCCGTCAGCTAAGTTCGTCAACTTCCTGGAGTTAAACGAAACGTCCGCTGTCGGAGCAGCCATCTGATCAAGTCGAGATGCCTGCACTGCAGTACCAAAGTCGCTAATCGTCGAAGCGGTCTGCGTTCCCGAGTGGTTGGCACGAGCAGTCAGGTCGATGAAAGCGGAGTTGTTCCGCCACATAAACTTGTTGGTTGTCGTGTCGTAGTAAAACTGGCCTGTGACCGGGCTGACAGGCGCAGAAGCAAGATTCTGAACAACAGCGTTCTGAATCTCATTCTGGTTAAAGTTCTGTGAGGAAAGAAGTTTCTTTGCTGCCATGATCTATCCAATCAATTCAAATGAGCAACGCCAGTAAAGGGAGCTGAGAAAGTCAGCACTGTGCGGTTTGGAGTCGGGTAAGCGATATGACCTTCACAAACATCGTTAGCACTGTCAATGACCACAACGCTTGGGTATTTATTGAGATTGTGGCTTATCGTCCAAACAGCGCTAGGAGTCGACTGCTCGTACCTGAAGCTCTTATCGCCGACCCCGTTAGTACCTGGAGGCCCTGCCTCGACCTGCCTAATGACAACAGTCGACCCATTTTGCGTTGTAACAGTGACCAAAGACGTAGTCATTCGGTCACCGTCTGAGCAACAGCCATTACCAGGGTATCTGTCAAAGTCGAGACCCCATTAGTAATGCGCTTCACATCGAAGTACACGTCACCAATCGGCCAATTGGCTGTCTGGGCAGAAGTAGCACTGGCAAAAAATCTTCCTGCCACCGTTGCATCTGCAGTAATCGTCAGATTGCTGATCAGTGAGTTATTGCGGGTGCGAACCTGGGCGCTGAGGTTGGACGCCGCGAAGACCTCAGCGACGCCGCCATAGCTGTAATCAAGCTGCACCGTGAAGGTGGTACCCCGTTTGAGTCCTGGTAGACGCTTCTCAGCCATTGCCCGCTCCAACGACAAGCTCTAGCTCTGCCTTCGCCTTGGTGTTCTGCGACTTGGCCCCTGTCGGCGCGTCCGACTTCACCTTCTGATTCATCGTCGAGCCAGAGTTCGAGGCCCCGTTGAAGCCATCACCAGCCGGTGCCAGCGACGTGTTCGGCCTGAATCCCGTGCCCACAAGTGGTACGAAGCCAGCGGGCGGCAGATGCCCGGTCAGCATCACCGATGCCTCTTCATCCGCGAGGTAGCCCAAGCTGACAAGCTCAAGGATTCGGCTCTGCTTCATCGCCTTGAACGCCTCAAGCTCGTTCTCAGGGCGAAGGTCGATCGCGTTGTACGAGAAGTCGACGTACACATCCTGGCCGGTCAGGCGCATCGCGAGCGTCAGCGTCTTGCTGAACATCTCGTTCAACTTGGCCCACACCGTGCCCTCGACGTACTTCATGAAGAGCAGCGTCTCGGCGCTCGCGGTGTTGCTCGTGCCCTTGCCGTGGCCCAGCACGGTCGGCAGCACCTTGGCACCGGTCGACATCTTCGAGTTCATCAGGTCTTCGAGGACCGTGTACTCCTGGCTCAAGTTGGTGTTGCCGTGATCGGTGATCTCAATGCCGATCGTGTCGAAGATAACGATCGCGTCCTCAGGCGACAGGTTGTTCACCTTGCCTTCAAGGTCGGTGATCACCTGAACCATGTACGCGTTGAGCTTCTCGACATCGTTCAGGTACTCGGGTGGCACACCCTTCTTGAACTTGTCCTCGTCGATCGTGATCACGACTCGCGGATGGATCGCCTTCTTCACGATGCGCCGGATGTCGTTCATGAACTCGGCGCTCATGATCACGGCCTGAATCGCCGACTCAATCGGCGAGACCGGGTACGGGTCGAGGATGTCGATGTCCAGGCTCACCATGAAGAACGTCGGGATGTTCAGGTCCCGGTACGCACCCGCGATGAACTGCTTGGGCAGGATGTGAAGCGTGTCCTTCGATGGGAACAAGCGGATCTGGGATGGGGACACCGGCTGGATGTGGCTGGGCAAGCGGGCCTTGTCGAGGATCAGCTCGCCGCAGCAAGCTCCGTTCGTCACAAGGTCTCGTGCCCACACCTCGCTGATGCTTCGGATCGTGAGGCTGTCGTCGTAGCCGATCGAGTAGTCGTTCAGGACGTTCATGCGCGTCAGGATCTGCTGCAGCACGCCCGTTGCGTCGGCGTTCATCGTGCCGTCAGGGTTCCTGGCGATCGCCGTGTACCCGCTCGTGATGCCCGTTCGAACATAGCTGGTGACAGCCGCGCTGAGGTCCGGGGACGCACGCGTGAAGTCACGGATAACCTGTCGGCTGTCAGCGCCGATGCGGTATGTGGTGATGTCCCTGTTTTGCAGCAGCCTGTCGCTGCGAAGCAGCGGAGACTCTGTGCTGGGCGACGCCGTCGTCAGGTACGACGGCAGGGTGACCTGCTTGCCCTTGGCCTTTGGCAGCGGGTCCGAAGGCAACTGCGTAGCCGCGCTAATCTCAGTGCGCTTGAAGAATGCCTTGAAGTTGTCGAAGAAATTCGCCATCGTATCGCCCTTGTAGCACTATTTCCTCTTTTCCACAAGTGACAAAGCCGCTGCAGTTTCCTGCAGCGGCCCGATCACTCAAGGAGGAGTCCCATAGCGTAAGGACACAGATTTCTGCTCGGTTCGGTCAATTGGCCGATAACCCAGGGACCCGATAGCCTCTCATTCCCCAGTGGTGCTTAATCTAGCACAACGTCATTTTGGTTTCAAGCGAAAACTGAACATCGAAGACGTGGGCAAGACGATCAGCGTTTTCGCAACACCCTTGATCTTCGAGGCGAGCCACGCGTAGAGGAAGGTGTGGTGAAAGTGATCTTCGCCATCGGTCTTCTGCCAAGAGAACACCATTTCGCCCGACTCGTTGTCGAAGTTCTTCACCCGCTTCATGCTCATGTGGTGCTGCACGATTAGCTCGTCATCCTCTTGGCTCTTCACAGTCAAGTTGTTGCTTCGGATGAAGTTCATGTAGGCATCAAATGCTCTGCTTCGATTGACGTTCACCTGACGCTGGAATGCCTTGCCCTGCGAATCGTCCTCATCCTTCTCGATCACGTTGTGGGTCAAGATCGACTTGCTGCGCATGTAGACGCTCGCGTACATGTTCGGGTCCTCTTCCTGCAGCGCCATCACCGTCTCGGCGTGCGGGCCTGAGTCCATGACTGTGCAGATCACCCTGTACTGCTGCCTCAACTCTCTGTAGCGCTGCTTAGCAAGTCCCATAGGCACTTGCTCCCTGTGCACCACGATCATTGCGCCCCATGCGTCAATGGCGGCGACGCAGAAGTGATACACGTTGCCCACGTCGACGCCCATCACGTACTGCACAGACCCCGGCGTGTCCATGTTGACGAACACTCCCTCGAAGTCACTGCGCGTCAAGGTTGCTTCGCTGTCCTCAGACGAGATGCCAAGGTTGTTGTTATCGAAGTCTTGTCTGCGGTCGTACTTGGTGCTCGCGTCGACCAGGAAGGGCACGCTGATGATGTTTGGTGCATCAAAAGGCGTGACCTGATACCCCGCCCCGGTGAAGTTCTCTTCCGGGTTCTCGCACACCCACTCCCGATGCTCGGGCAGCAGCGAGGGCACAGCCCTGCAGTTTGGGCAGTGCAGCTTTGCCTCTTTCCAGTTGATCTGGGTCAGGGTGAACTTGTTGATCTCCCTCAAGTCGCGCAGATAGCCTGGAATCACCACGTGCTTGTAGTAATCCGGCATGAACCAGTGATTGCAGTGATTGCACTTGCACATATTGAAGTGCCTGCGGCTTTCCTTGAAAGCCTTGGATATGCCGAAGTCGGGAATCGTGGGTGTACTGATCTTCGTGATCCGCTTCCACTTCGAGTGCGTCAAGCGGCTGAAGTACTGTCCAAGCACCTCTTGGTCGCTGAAATCAACCTCGTCGTGCACAAGGTGGTCGCAAGGAATGGAGATAGGCGCGTTCGAGCTTGACGCTCCCCGGATGTAGATGAAGGAATCCCCGAACTGCTTGACCTCGTTGTTGTTATTCGTCTTGTGCACGTTCGACTTCATCACCGGGCTTCCGGCAATGATCGGATCAATCCGGGTTTTGGCAAACGTGCCCGCAAAGTGAGCTGTTGGCAAGGTGTAGGCCACTGTGTATGGCCTCAGCACGTTGACCAGGGCCAGTGACATGCGCGAGCTGACCTCTGAGATCCCCACCTGTGAGCACTTGACGATCGTCACGATCTGCGACGTGTCGCTCAGGATGCGTTCTTGGAACTCGTGATCGACGTAGCTGTAGGGCTGACCGGCATACGTCGTGTTCTCTGTCACCCACTTTGCAATTGTCGACGCCGTGTGCTTCTTCAAGACCGCGACCTTGATGCGTTCAAGGTGTTCGTAGACAGGATCGCTCATGGCTTAGCTATCGCTTTTTCGTATTGTGTCAAAAATTCCATTGCAAGGTCTTCAGGCAGTTTTGTGAGCGTCCTGATCAAGATGTTCTCGATTTTCTTGAACCTCTCGCTCGAATACAGGGCGATCTGCATCTCGGCAAGCTTGTTCAGGCTCTGGGCCACAGCTGTTGCGACCTGGGCCTTCTGATTTGGAGGTATTTCCTCGTCATCCATGATCTCGTTTTGCACTCCACGAATCGTGTGAAGCTGCAAAAGCATCTCTTGTTCGAGATTCATCTTCTCCAGCTCCATTGGAGGAAGCTGTTTTCCGATTTCATCACGAAATCTGATTAGCTCACCGACCGTGTAAATGCTCCAGTTAAAGGTGTTTTTAGCCCCTTTTTGAGCCTTATTTGGGTCGAAATCTGGTGAATTTGAGCTGGAATTGCTCAAAGACTTGAGGTTTTTGTCGTCAATCACGCTTTTTCTCTCTGTTTTTTCTTCGATTTCACGATTTCTAGAGCAATTTGCTCAATTGTCTTCTCGCCCCTTGCCACGGTCAGTACCAATTCGCGTTCTGCGTACTCGATTCCCTCTGCAGTCTCGATCTCAAGGGCAAGCTTGGATCTTTTCCTCTCTGGCACGGTTGCAAGGTCCTTGAAAGGCATCTGGTAGTGCTTTATGAGCAGCTCTGAGACCCAGCGCCGCATCTGCCTGCTGCTGACTCCTGCGCTCGCGGCTGCATCTTCAATGTTGACCCCTCCCGCGATGTAATCGATTGCCCACTTCTTCCTGACGACCCATTTCAGGTCTGCAGCCTCGTTTGTGACGAGGTAATCAGAGATGGGCCTCTTGACCTTCCAGGACTCCATGAGTGCGTTGACTTGGCGGGCGCTCTTTCCCAGCTCTTCAGCAGCCTCAGTGCGCGATATGGCGTTTCTTCCTATTCTGTCTAGAACGTCGAGAACTTTGGGGAGGTCGTCGCCGTACCGCGAAATGCGGAATTTCATGTCCCGCACGGTCAGACCATAAAACTCAGCAAGCTCTTCAAGCGTCAGCTTGTTCCTGGTGTACTGCAGGTAAGCGTTCAAGAGTGGCATGGTCTTTCCTTCGTTGAGGCTTATAGCCTGTTGGTCTTGATCAAGTAGGCCTCTATCGCAAGCCGGATCAGCTCTTCCCCACTGATGCCGAATCTGTCTGATAGCGCACTCACGGTTGATGCTACGTCAATGTCAAGGTTGTAGGTTGTCTTTTTATCGACTTCTGACAGCGTCCTGTCAAGTCTTTTGTTTAGCGCTTTGCCAATCGCAGTCGGGTCCTGGCTGATTTCTCTGATGGTCGTGTTGATGAGCTGCGTTCCTGAGATAGGGGCCGTTTTCATTGCGTCAGCAATTGCCGTTGACAGCCTCAGGTAGGTAATTTGCTTTTGCATTCTGGCATTATGCAATAAAAGGTGCTGGGGTCAAAAATTTTTTTCGAGGGGAGGTGGTATGCCACGGCGTCGGCGCTCGCCGCGAAAGCTACCCCGTCACTCGGCGCGGCGGCGTTCGATGCTCAGGGCATCGGCGCTGCGACTGCCTGCGGCGCTGCCATGCCTGCGGCGCTGCCTGCGGCGCTGGCGCTGGCGCTGCCTGCGGCGCTGGCGCTGGCGCTGCCTGCGGCGCTGCCGCTGCCAGCGCCGCACAACTAGGGTTTCCCCTAATAGCGGATTGCCATATGGCATAGTGCAATCACGATGCAGTGTCTATCGATGCTGCCGCTGTCGCCGCTGGCGCAGCGCCAACCGCAACGAAAGGTTTCACCATGTCACGTACTCTCATTTCTACGGCCTCATTCAAGGCTTCCGTCAACCGCCTGACTGCCACCGTTGCCACCATCGACGCACTCACAGCGCATGCTGTCTACCATGCGCTGCAAGGGCAGACAACGCCTGCTAACACATTGCTTGATGCCATCGATGCGGCCGGCATCGGCCGCAGTGACGTTGCGAAGGCATGCCGCGAGGCACTCGCGGCACAACTCAAAGAACGATGCACCATGACAGCCAGCGGCGCTGTTAAAGCAATGAAGGGAGCTGACTGGCTGTCTAAGGATGCGGCAGAACAATTCGCTGTTGCCATGCCATCCCTGATCGATGCGGTACAGGCCATGCGTGACAAGCGTGCGGCAGCGAAGGACACGGTGAAAGACACGAAAGCCGACGCAGGCACCGACAGCGCCGCAGGCGCAGGCACCGACAGCGCCAGCGCCAACCGTGCGCCGCTGTCGCTGGCACTGGAAAGTGTCGGCAAGTTTGCCAACGACAACACTGCCGCACTCGCGGCAGAACTCGCGAAGATGCCCGGCACACTGGCGCTGTTCCGTGCCGCTGTCGCTGCCGCAGATGTCCTCGTTGCCGCTGCTCTGGCGCAGGCTGATCGCGACCGCGCTGCCGCTGCCGCTGTCGCTGTCGTCGCTGCCGCTGCCGCTGCGACGACACCGATGACGCATGAGGAGGCTTCCGCTGTCGTCGCTGGCGACGCACCTAACGCCAGCGCCGCAGACAAACGCAAAGCAGCGGCAGCGCGCCGCGCCGCTGCCGCTGCCGCTGCCGCTGCGCCTGCCATGCTGTAACCCCTAGGCAACGCCAGCGCCGCAGGCGCTGGCGTCATCGATCAGCGCCACGTGTGACGCTGATCGATGACAACGACAACGCACCACGAC